ATTCCGCAATCGGCGTCGACGACAACGGCGTGCAAGGCGTCGACATTGTCGTTCCCGCCCTGACGTGGACGGAAACGTATGACGTAAAGAGCACCTACGTCACGAGCAATTACATCAAGAGCGTGGCTGCCCTGACCGGCACGACCAACGGCGCAGCGTTCAGGACATTCGAGGCAGGCGAGGTGCTCTTCCTGGGCGCGAGCGGTTCGCAGGAGTGGGATAGCGAAAAGGGCGACGGCCCGTGGTCGCTCTCGTTCAAGTTCGTTGCGTCCAAGAATCTGACGGGCCAGACCATCGGCTCGATCACTGGCATCGAAAAGAAGGGCCACGAATATCTCTGGGTCCGCTACGAAAGCACGGTGAGCGGCAGCGATCTGGTTAAAAAGCCGAAGTACGTCTACGTCAACACGGTCTATCGTGAGGGCGACTTCTCGGGTCTCGGCATCGGGACAACCTAATGGCCCGTAACGACGGACGCATCGAGCCAGGGCAGAAGCTCGCCGGGGCGATCTCTGCGAAAGCGTGGAACCGCGCACAGGATGCAGCGGATCGCGTGCTCGGTGCTGGCACTGGCTTCGCGGCTGGCGGATCGCAAGACGGCTCCGCCCCGTACACGTTTGTCTATGCGAAGAACGCCACCGGCGGCACTGTCGCCCGCTGGGGAATCATGTCGATCACTGGCGTCGAGATCACGCCCACCAGCACGAGCGGCGGGGCGACGGCCCAGTTTGAGCAGATGCCGGTGATCACGGGTGGCACGCCGTCTGCGACCACAACGGCCTGGTGCGTGGCTGTCGAACCGATTGAGAGCAACAAAATTGGTCGCGTGGCGGTGGCTGGTGTTGTGCAGTGCAAGGTTGCAGACCTCGGCAAAGCATCTGGCGCTCATGTTCTGTGGAAAAACAGCGATTGGGCGCTTGTCCGAATCAATGCTGGACTGGTTCGCGGGACGTTTAGTGGGACGTGGAGCAAGGGCAGCACCACCACAGTCACCGACGCAGTCTTGTCTGGCGCGACGTACACGGCGAAAAACTACTTGGCGACCATCTCTGGCTCAACGTGCCTGATTACTTACGTTGCCGAAGAGTGGGTGCTCATCGGCTGGGATTGGCACGCACTGGCTGGGTACTCAGCAGGATCGCAGCAGGTACTTGCGCATGCCGCGAATGGCGGATTGTCTTGGATCAACACGACGGCCTGCACATGACACCCATCGCCACGAAGAACGGTTCGATCATCGTCAAGGACGGGAAGGTTGCGGAGAATTGCGCCTGCTGTGCTCCTCCGATGCCGATGCCGTGTGGATGCGCGAGCCAGGAAGCCTACGACCTCATAAAAAACAAAATAATACAGCTCTCATTTTCTGGTTTTGGTTTTAATAGTTCGCTCGGTGGGGACGTGTTTGAGCCAGACTGCGGACCGTGTTCATCTCAAATACCGAGCTTCACACCATCCGCTGCTTTATCTGCGGCGTGGTCGTCGCACTTTAATAACATTGTTGCGACTCTGTCGTTTGATAGCGCAACAGCCAACGAGATTACCTGGAGGGGCGAGTCGTCTACGATGTCTTCGCCAAGTGGTGGAACCGTCAAGTATTTTTTTTACGCAATCGCGGGATGTGGTTATTTTTTTGTTTCTACAGACGCAACGCGAGGTTGTCAGCAAAACACCGGATTCACGAGTCTTACGTCCGCAACGGCAACGAACGGCCCGATCTCTTTTGCGCCGGGAGTTGCAAGCGGCATCCCAGAGTTTGTAGCTCCTTACACAAACTGCGGTAGTCTTTCGGTACCTAGCGGACTAATAGGAGGAACTATATTTTCGCAAGTGTTCTGCGCGCAAACGGAGGCAATCGGATGCCTTGGCGCTAGGGAATGCTCCAATCAACTAAGATGGAGTTTTGCTGGACAATGGCAAGCCACCATTGTAACTAATGCGCTCCCATGATCCGCTGCCATCGCTCACATTTAGAGGCTCGATGCCAGGAGCGTGGCTACACGCTCGGCGAGGTGATGCCGTGTGTCGTCGCGCAAGACGGCGACACGATCACCGTAGACGAGACGCACGAGGCATACCCGCGCGAGCCGAAGCCGGGATTCGCGCCACCCACGCCCTCACCAGCGCCGAACCACGGCCCCGGCACCGAACTCAAGAAAATCCTCAAGCGCTTCGGCATTGAACCAACGCCCAACTGCTCCTGCCGCGCCAAGGCCGCCGAGATGGACGCCTGGGGCTGCGACGAGTGCAGCAAACCAGAGCGGATCGAGGAGGTCGTCGGCGTGATGCGAGAGGAGGCGAAGGCACGGGGGCTGCCGTTCGTTGACGCGGTCGGGCGGATTCTGGTCAAACGGGCCATCCGCAACGCCAGACGCAACCTCCCCACCCCCTCCGTCTAATTTTCCCTCGCCCGTAGTCTGACGGCACACCCCACGGGCTGCCGCGTTGGCTACGTTTCAGCAAATCCCAGGCGATCTCGACCTCCGCATCGTGCGCGGGGATGAGGTCACTTTCTCGGCCGTCTTTGCCGCCACGAACCTCACTGACTTCACCGTCACGGCTGCGGTCTACAGCGGCTTCGGGGCGACGGCGACCGACACGCCTGTCGCGACGCCGACCGTTACGGTCACGATGGCGACCGTGAACAACGTCACATCGAGCACCGTCCAGATCAGCATGACGGAGACGCAGACGGCGGCGATCTCGCCGACCGGATCGAACCGCTGGTTTCTCCGCTGGGTCTCGCCTGGCGGTGTGACGCGCACGGTGTTGAGCGGCACCGTTACTGCATCGAACCCGTGAGGTAGCAGATGGCGGGCAATGAGGTCACGGTCACGGTCTCGGGTGGCAGCACGACCAGCGTCACCGTGCCGGGGTCTACCGGCACGCCAGCGCCAACGATCACGAATGGCGGGACGGCGAATGTCGCCGTGACGAGCGTTGGCGATCGTGGGCCGCAGGGCGACACCGGGCCGGCGACGACGCTGGCGATTGGCACGGTGACGACAGGCGCGGCTGGCTCGTCCGCGAGCGTCACGAATAGCGGCACTTCATCGGCAGTCGTGCTGGACTTCACCATTCCGCAGGGCCAGGGCGGGACCGCAGGCGTCTCGTGGCAGCCCGTGCCGATGTCGCCCAGCGCGAGCGGCGCGAACGGCGACATCGCTTACGACGCCTCCTTCCTCTACGTCAAATCCGCCTCCGGCTGGCGTCGCACGGCGATTGCCTCGTGGACGCCGCTGGGAGCGCCGACGAGCGTGACTGCTGCGCCAGGCAACACGCAGGCGACGGTTTCGTGGACTGCGCCCGTGGATAACGGCGGGTATTCCATCACCGATTACGCCGTGCAGTTCTCCAGTAACGGCGGCACCTCGTGGACGACGTTCTCCGATGGCACTTCGACGACGACGACCGCGACCGTCACGGGGCTGACGAACGGCACGGCTTACGTCTTCCGTGTGGCGGCGGTCAACGCGGTCGGCACAGGGCCATATTCGTCGGCGACGAGCAGCGTGACGCCGGGCGACGGCGATCCGTTCTTCTCCAGCGTCTCGCTGTTGCTCCACATGGATGGCAGCAACGGCAGCACGACGTTTACCGATTCGTCGCCAGTCGCGGCGACAGTGACGGCGAGCAGCGGGACGCAAATCAGCACAACGCAAAGCCGGTTTGGTGGGTCAAGCGGTCGATTCCTGAGCGCATCGAACTATCTGACGATCCCAAAGTCGAGCGTTGCTAATTTTGGAACGGCCGAATTCACCATCGAAGGGTTCGTGTGGCTGCAAGCCGAACGTGACGATTTCGGGACGATTATTGGTAATTACACTTCATTTGGATCGGGCGCGCTGCTGTTTGCGGCTGGCATGGCAGCCACGCCTGGGAAATGGACGCTGAGCTACGACGGCGTCTATCCCGGCATCTCGTCCACCGCATCCGTCACCTATCAACAGTGGACGCATTTTGCCATCGTGCGGAGCGGGAGCACTCTCAGCCTCTATATCAACGGAACGAGCGTTGGCTCTGCCAGCGTGACTGGTGCGAATTTTGACGGGACTGGCACCTCCTTTTACGTTGCTGCGTCTGGTGACGGCCTCGGCAATGCTGGCCCGAACGGCTATATCGACGAACTCCGCATCACAAAGGGCGTGGCCCGCTACACGGCGAACTTCACGCCGCCAACGGCTGCGTTTCCCGACGCCTGACGCCCTGCCCGACCGTTGACCCTCGCTCTACGCTGGCGATATGCCCCGCAGAAAGCGCCAACGCCGCACCGTTTACGTCGGCGACCAGCGATGGAAGATCGAGCGGTCGCAGCTTCGTGGCATCGACGGCGACTGCAACTACACCCTGCGTCGCATCCGCGTCGACGCCCGGCTCCGGGGCGTTGACCTCTTGGATACCCTCATTCACGAGCTCATACACGCCCGCTGGCCTGACCTGTCTGAAGATGCGGTTGTCGAGTTTTCGGAGACGCTTTCGGGCGTGCTCGACGCCGAGGGATTCCGCCACCGTGACGACGAGGAGGACTGATGGCGAAGGGGAAGCCAGACATCATCGACGACGTGCTCGGCAACATCGCTTCCAAGCAACCGCAGGCGTGGTATCAGCGGGTCTCGCCGGAGCACGCCGACACGCTGCAAGCGATCAAAGACGCCTACAACTCAGGCAGATTTGGAAAGCGGAAGAAGCCAGCCGCCGAGGCGATTTCCAAGACGCTCAAAGATAGAGGCATTGCGAACGTCCAATTCCAAGGGGTGCTCGCATGGCTCGAAAGAGCGTAGTCGCTGACATCGCTGCGAAGGTCAACGGCGAAAAAGGGCTGACCATCGAGGAGGTTTCCAAAAAGGAGACCGCCGAAGGGCTTGAGGCGAAGAGCGTCTCGACTCGCATCCGCACGGTGGAGGATCTGCTGCGGCATATCGAAGCCGATATGTCACGCTTCGAGATAGCCACCAGTGAAGCGACCAAGTGGGAAGGACTCACGGCGGACAAAGACACGGGCGAGCCGGTGGTGACGGAGCTTCACCGCGTTCACGTGCGGCTCAAGCCGAAGGGCGGGCCGACTACGCTTGAATGCGTGGCGTCGATGATCGATGCGGCGAAGAAGCAGATTCGCCGGCCCTTGACCAAGACTGTCAAGGCACCCAAGCGGAGCGGTCTCTGGCAAGTGCTCGTAGTCGCCGACTGTCATTTCGGAAAATACGCCTGGGGGCGAACGACCGGAGGCGACGACTATGATCTCGACCTGGCCGAGCGGCTTGTCGGGCAGGCAGGCGACGAGCTCGTAGCGGTGGGAGATTCCCACAAGCCCACTCGACGCACGATCGCCTTTCTCGGCGACCTCTTCCACTACGACCGGCCAGACGGCAGCACGACCAGCGGCACGCCGCTAGAGCGGGACGGGCGGCTCCAGAAGATGATCTCGGTCGGCTGCGACACGCTGCTCCGCATCGTCGAGCGTTCGTCGCAGTCGGTCCCTACCGATGTCGTGATTGTCAACGGCAACCACGACGAGGTGTTGACCTGGACGTTTCAGCGGATCCTCTCGGAGCGTTTTCGCGGGTCGAAGTCGGTGCGAGTCAAAGAGGACTTCACCGGGCGGCAGTACCTCACCCACGGGCGGAACCTCCTCGGTTTTGCCCACGGCCACAGAGCAAAGAAAAAGCTCCCGCAGATCATGGCCCTTGAAGCCTCGCAGCACTGGGCCAAATGCCCATACCGGGAATGGCATACCGGACATTTCCATTCTCAGGCTGCGGAATGGCAGCGACCGATTGAGACGCTCGACGGCGTGATCGTGCGAACGGCCCCGGCCCTCTGCCCGCCCGACGATTGGCACAGCGTCAACGGATTCATCGGCTCTCGCCAAGCGTGCGAGACATTCATCTACGAGCCAGGCGGCGGGCTCTGCTCAATGCACGTTGCGTCACCGAGGGCGAAGGCTTGACGCTCTCCGCAGATTATCTCCGAGAGGCAGAGTATCGCGCTCGCCGATTCTCTGGTGCATACACCGGCACGAGCGGCACGCTCGCCGCAGACGTTCTCAGACTCATCAAGGAAAGGGCAGCCATGACCGCAGCGTTTGACCAACTCGAAGCCGAGAACCGAGCCCTTCGCGAAGCCGTCGCCGCTCGCATGGACGCGACGCCAGAGGACGACCCGAAGAAGCGTGGCTACTCGCCGATGGCCGCTTCTTTGGCCGGTTGCAAGCCAGCCCAGGAGGCGGCGGCCCGATGCTTCGACACGACCGAGCCGGCCGAGATTGCCGACGCCGACGTGCCGTCGATCCCTGTCGATTGGATTCTCCAGGGCGAGCGGGAACTGAAGGGCGAGCGCGAGCCAGTTGACATACGTCATACGGGGGACGGGCTCCTAGCTCCGCAGGAGGACGAGACGCCAGCCGAGCGGTTGCTGAGAGACGCGATCGACGTGATCCGCGACCGTCGCCCGAAGTACGGCGGGCCGCTCCACCATTTCGCCCGCACGGTGGGCATGATCAACGCCGCCTTCGCCGACGTGCTCA